CCAAAAGCCGATCCGTGGTGTTGTCTGCATTTTACTAAATACAAATTCAATGTATACAGAAAGATATAAGGAGTGGGAGGGATTCCGCCGTAGTTGGCATTGTAGGAAAATCCAAAAGTTTAGATTTAATGATATTATTATACCATGAATCAGAACTTATCGAAATCCTCCTGTGTTGCCACGCGGGCATATTTCACGCTGTCATTTGCTTTCTCTGTCCAGATGTCTAAGACAAGCCCAATGGAAAGAAGGTCCAGGTCGCGGACGGAGATTCCAATTTCTGTGCAGCGCAGAAGAAAAAGCGGGGTGGTCATTTCCCGCTCACTTCTGCCAAGCCTTTTTTTGCCTGCACATCCGTCATCAAATTGCTTCCCCAGAGCTCTAAGATCTCCGGAAGCACCTGGTAGATGGAAAACATCTCGAACTGGTCGAGCCACTCGTCGATGGTCTTTGGAATCGACGGATCCGCATGATAAGCCATGATGTAGGCGACGTTTTCAAAAATCTCAAGATCGTCAATCTCAAGCTCTTCAGAGTCTGTCGCTTTAGCCCGGTAGGACTTTTCCAGCTTGGAAAGGTCCTTAAAGATATCCCGCTTGAATTTCAGCCGGTAGATTCTTGGGATCGCGGCAGAAGAGCGGAAGGTGACCGGTTTTCCGCTGATTTCGATTTTTTTTTCAATCATGAATTAACTCCTTTACTGCCCGGAAGAAGATGCATCTGAAGAGGAAGACGCAGCTTTCTCTGTCGGAACGTAGACTGCCTTATACCATCCGTCATAGACCGTGGTATCTGTGGTGTCTCCAGATCTTGCTTTGACCAGGCCGTCTGATCTTGGGTCTGCCGTAATGGAGAGCTTCTCGGTGCCCGGTTCAATCGTGTCTTCTTTTGTTTCTGACTCTAAGGATGGGCGGGATGCCGTGCAGTAGTAAAGGACGTGGCGAATGGAGTTGACGTCTCCATCAAACTCAAAGAGAAGGGCAAACTTCACGGTGTCAGTCAGGCCGCTCTTTTCTACCAGCACGCCCTTACTGTCCAGCTCTTCCTGCAGAATCTCGGTCCGAAACCACTCCGGAATCAAAGCAAGCTCAAGGTCACCGGAATAGCCGTTGTTTGTGATGGAGCGAAAGTAGACGATGCCGTCTGCATAGAAGGCTTTGGTTTCACCTTCAGCGTCCAGGCTGATCGACACGGCTCCGGGGATTGCTTTAGGGGCTGCATAAGTAAAGCTAGACACGCCGTCCGTTACGGTTTCTGTCAGCTTTGCCGCGTAGACATTTTTCAGGTTGTATTTGACTTTATTTCCCATAGCTTAAACCTCCAATTCGTAAAGGACTTCATAGAGCTTTTCCGACTCGATATAGACTTCGGTCTTGTCATAGAAGAGGCCGCGGCTTGTCAGCACGCGCTCAATATTTTCTTCTTGCTCTGGGTTCTTTTTGTCTGTGTAAAGCTCGATATGAAGAACGTGGATTTTCTGATAGGCGATGCCGTCTGCCGCAAAGTTGTCGCTCTCCGGAAGAAGAAAGCAAAGATAGGGTGGGGCAGGGGAGAAGCCTTCTTCAAAATGATCATAGGCAAGAGGAAGTTCCGTTTCTTCCAGCATCTCTACAATCTCGTCGTATTTCATGTCAGCCTCCTTTTAGTTTTTGTTTGATCAGTTTTTCAAGCTCCTCGTTTCCCTTCTGTTCAGCCGGGGCGATGTGAGGCCTTGCAGCGACTCTTCCTCCACCTCGTTTGGCGTGGCCGCGCTCTAAGAGGTGGGCAATCTGGTAGCGGTTTCTGGAGTGGACGACAAGGTTGATGCTGCTTGATGTCTCGCTTACTTTCTTTACGGACCAGGATTTCTTATATTTTCCGGTTCTTACCGGAGCAGAATCCCGAATGTCGGTCCGTACGTCTTTTGCGGTTTTCTTGACCGCATCTTTCAGATCATCCGATGCAAGAGAAGCGTATTCTTTTAGCTCCTTCATGATGGCGTCTTCCATCTGATCGACTGAAACTTTCTTACTCATTTCTTTTCTCCAAACTGCAGTTAAACTTGATGGAGTTTTTCTTGAAACCCATAGGGTTCACGTAGGTAATGTTGTAGGTCCTGCCTTCTGAAAGAATCCGGAAGTGAGTGGAGTCGACCTTTGAGAGTTCCGTGCACCAGCGGCAGGTAAAGTCTAACGTTTCCTCAGGCCGGATGACCTCCATATCGGTTTCTGATCCGGTGGACGACCCAACCGTCGCGTAACAGGCAAAATAATCCGTCCAAGAAGATCCTTGGTTCTTGTATTTGTCCGTCACGATTTCATTCTTTTGAAAAAGAATCGGGACGCGGAGTGATGCGATATTCATTAAAACTGCTCCTTTCTTACGCCAAAGAGAAGAGCGCGAAGGGTCTGATTCAGTTCGTTATGGTCGGCTTCTTCCCGGTGCTCGTAAAGATAGGCGATGCAGTAGAGAATGGCAATGCGCATACGGATCAGGATCTTTTCTTCGCTTGCTTCCCATTCTTCATCGGTGAATCTTGCGATGTCCTGGACCTGCCTGGTGGCTGCCCCGATCAGGCTTTTGATCAGGTCATCTTCGTCACTAGAGCTTACGCGTAGATAAGATTTTGCTTCTTCCAGGGTGATTTCCATAGGATGCCTCCAAACAAAATGTGCTGCCCAAGGAAAATCCTCAGGCAGCGGTGTGCGATTAACCTGCAGCCTTTACAGAAAGGCCTCTGACTGCTTCTGGAAGGATCAGCTTTCCATCCACACGTTCTGACGCGAGGAAGCCGATCTGGCCGTTTGCTGCGTAAAGCTCAGACAGCCTCTTGAAAGACCGTCCCTGACAGTCTGCAATCCAGTAGTAAGAGAAATCTCCAAAGAGGATCGGCACCTTGCCTGCCGCAAGCTCCGGTGCGTAGATCGAAGTTCTATACGGGCGGTTTAAGATGGTGTCCGGCTGGCCGGCGACTACGGAGGGCTGCCAGATATAGTTGTTGTTTCCATCCTTGATCTTACGAAGAGCTTTGACGGTGGAGTCGTTCAGAATCCAGACGGCGCTGTTTCGATAGACGCTCCGAAGAGAGTGGAAGACGTCCATCATGGCATCAAAGTTGATGCTCGTGTTGCTGATTTCTGTCAGGGCTTCCTTATTTGATGCGACTTTGGTAAAGACGCCTTCCGGCTTCTTGCTTCCGTCTCCAACAAGGAAAGCCTCTTCTTCAGCTGCTCCGATTCGTCTAGCAAACTCCGTAGAGATGTATCCTTCCAGATCAAAGACCGAGTCGTTCATCAGCTCTTCAGACACCTTGATCGCGGTACCAAGCTTGTAGGCAGACAGCGTGATCTGATCGAAAGTGTCGTCAGATTCTGGGTAAAGCCCGTTTTCATCCATCCAGGACGCAGTGCCGTGGGAGGCGACGATCGGGATGGTGTGGGTTCCGGACTGGGTCTGAATCACGTGAGCAATAGAACGGAAGAAGTTCTCATCGGTAAGAGCCTGAAGTAACTGCCTCTCATATTCATCTGGCACCAGGTAGCCACCGTTCGCGTCTGTACCAACTTCAAGAACGTTGTTCACATCAAACCAGTTGCGTCTTCTGATGGAGTCCCAGAAAGCGGTTTTGTAGGCTTTCGAAGAGGTTCCTTTTTTCTCCTCTGGCTCTGCTTTTACGCCAGGCTTTGAGGTAAGAGGAGATGAGGTCGGCTGATTTAACATCTGGTCGATCTGCTCCTGCCTCTGCAGGCGCTCAATGTCGCAGGTCAAATCAGTAACTTCTTTTTCCATTTTCTCGTAGGTTGCGGCATCTTCCTGGGAGACGTTTCCTCCGTTATCAGAATGCGTATCCAGGAATTCTTTTGCCGCATTCCAGGCCTTGGCTCTTTTCTCCATGAGATCTAAAATCTTAGTCATTGTAGTTTCCTCCTTAGTGTGAGAGAAGCGCCAGGCGCTTCTTTAGTGAATCAACAGCTACTGTTGGCGCTGCTTTCTTCTGCTTTACCGGTTCTTTTGGGATGAGTTTGGAAAGAAGGGAGTCCGTAACTGCTTTTCTTGAAAACAGCATCTCAGGATCTTCTTCGTTTTCCTTTTCTCCCTCAGAAAAGAGAATTTCATCGGCAAACCCGAGTTTCTTTGCTTCTTTTGCATTCATCCAGGTTTCTGCGTCCATGAGCTGAGAAATCTTCCGCCTCGATAGGCTCGTTTTAATCTCATAGGCGTTTACGATGGATTCCTTGACTTCGGACAGCATATCGATGGCCTTCTGCATCTCGCTTGAATCTCCAATCGCAACAGTCATCGGGTTATGGATCATCAGCATGGCAACAGGGCTCATGCAGACCTTGGTTCCTGCCATTGCGATCACAGAGGCTGCAGATGCAGCCAAAGCGTCAATCTTTACAGTAACATCATATGGGTAATCCATTAACATGTTGTAAATCGAGGCGGCGGCAAAGACATCGCCTCCTGGAGAGTTAATCCAAAGCGTAATGTTTCCTTCGCCATCCTCCAGTTCGTCTTTAAAAAGCTTCGGCGTAACTTCATCTCCAAACCAGGTCTCATCGGAAATTTCTCCGTTTAGGTAGAGGGTTCTTTCGCTTCCAAAGGAATCTGGAGTTTCGTTTCTTACCCAGTTCCAGAACTTTCTTCTCATAAGGCTTTTCTCCTTTCCTGGATCCTCGCATCTGGCCGCGCCGACTCCTCGGTTTGTTCATCGTCCTTCTCACTCTCTTGCTCCTCTGTATTTTGACTCTGCGCAGATGCCGCGAAAATTCCGGCATCCTTGAGTTTCGTCATGTTTCCATTGATGAGGTAAAGGTCTCCGCCTTCTTCTTCTGGAATCCGGTCCAGGTTCTCCAGCTCTCTGATATCGTTTGCGCTCATCCAGCCATTCTGCCGTCCGACAGCGTATCCGTTCATGCGGCTCTGGTAGTCTCCCCGAAGAAGTCCGTCCACGTTGAACTTAAAGAAGTAGTCCTTCTTTTCCTCAGGGCGGAGGAGTGCACGTTTCATGGACTGCTCCCAGCGACAGACCCAGGGGTCCAGCGTGTACTTTACAAACTCAAGAGACTGCTGCTCAATGTTACTGAAGCTGGATTTTTCCAGGTCTCCAATCATATGAGGAGGGATGCGGAAAATACGCGCGATCTCATCGATCTGAAACTTTCTCGTCTCAAGAAACTGCGCCTGCTCAGGCGAGATTGAAATTGGCGTGTACTTCATGCCTTCTTCAAGAACGGCCACTTTGTTGGAATTGGATGATCCTCCAAAGGCTGAGTTCCAGCTCTGACGTACGCGCTCAGGGTCTTTCACAACGCCTGGATGCTCTAAGATGCCTCCTGGCGTCGCTCCGTTTGCAAAGAACTTACTTCCGTATTCTTCTGTCGCAATGGCAAGGCCGATCGCGTTCTTGGCCATGGCTATAGGAGAGTAGCCAACGAGCCCGTCAAAGCCTAGACCTGGGATGTGAAGAACATCACGCAGGGACAATCGGACGAGAGAACCTTTCATCGTGTGGGCTTCCTCCTGAGAAGTCTGGTATTCATAGTAAAGCTGGCCGGATTGATCCCGGTCGACCGTCATCTTGTTTGGCATCAGAGGATACAAAGCAATGACTTCTCCTTTACCATTTCGGATGATCTGCGCGTAGGCATTACCCCACAAAAGAAGGTGGGTCATCAGCGTTTCCCGAAAGACGAAAGACGTCATCTCAGGGTTAGGTTCATCGTGAAGGATGGTGTAAAGCGGGTGATCGACCGCTTTCTCTTTTGAGCCTTCCTCAGTGTATCGGTAAAGGTGAAGGGGGAGCCCTGCCACAGCTTCTGAAAGAATCCTGACACAGGAGTAAACCGCCGTCATCTGCATGGCAGACCGCTCCGTTACTGCTTTTCCAGAAGTCGTTCCTCCAAAGAAGAAGCGGTACATGCTTCCTGAGGTGGAGTCTTTCGGCTTGTCCCTTGATTTAAAAAGTCCTGATAAGATGCTCATTTATACCTCCATTAAATAAACAAGATCCCTCTGCTGTCATAGACCGACTCCCCAGTGTCGTTTCCGCAGCGGATTGCCCGGTCTAAGGCCATAACAAGAGCGACGGCTCCGTCGATCTTTTCAGTGGATTTCTCCTTATCCATCTTGATGTTTCCTGCAGGGTCAGTCCGGACATAAACGTTATCCATCATCCAGCGGAGAACCGGATGGCCGCCATGGGCGATTTTCTGATCCAGCGTCAGCCGCATCAGTTCTTTGGTGGGACTGCTCATGGAGGAAAAACCTTGGCCGAATGGCACAACAGTAAAGCCCATACCTTCCAGGTTCTGCACCATCTGAACCGCTCCCCAGCGGTCAAAGGCGATCTCTCTGATGTTGTACTTTTCTCCAAGGCGCTCGATGAATTTTTCGATGAAGCCGTAGTGGATGACATTTCCTTCGGTTGTCTGGATTGCGCCTCGCTTTTGCCAGAGGTCGTAAGGAACGTGATCTCTTCGGACGCGTAAATCCAGCGTATCTTCCGGCAGCCAGAAGTAGGGGAGAACGACGTATTTATCATTTTCATCTTCTGGAGGGAACACGAGAACGAAGGCCGTGATGTCCGTGGTGGAGGAAAGGTCCAGGCCGCCGTAACACACACGACCGTAGAGGTCTTCTTCCCTGACTCTAAAGGAGCAGGCGTCCCATTTATCCATCGGCATCCAGCGCACGGACTGCTTGACCCACTGATCAAGGCGGAGCTGTCTAAAAGCGTTTTCTTCCTGCGGATTCTGCTTGGCAGATTCGCAGGCGGCCTTAACTTTGTCAATGCTGATGGTGACGCCAAGAGATGGGTTTGCTTTCTTCCAAACCTCAGGGTCCGTCCAATCTTCATCCATAGAAGCGCCATAGATCACCGGGTAAAAGGTCTCATCGTGCTTTCTACCGCTTAGGATATCTTCTGCCTTCTGGTGAAGTTCATAACAGATAGAGTTTACGTCATTTCCTGCTGTCGTGATGATGAAGTGGAGGGGGTTCTTTCTTGCATCCGATGTTCCCTTTGTCATCATGTCAAAGAACTTCCGGTCCTTCTGGACCCAGAGCTCGTCAAACACCAGGCCGGACACGTTCACGCCGGACTTTCCCGCAACCTCCGCAGACACCGCCTTGTAGATGCTGTTAGTGGGGCGGAAGTGGATGGTTTTTCGGCTGGGCCGGATATCGCAATACTTGCTCAGGGTCTTATGGAGCTTCACCATGTCGCAGGCCACATCAAAGACAAGCGAGGCCTGGTCCCGGTCCGCGGCGCAGCCATAAACCTCAGCCCGCTGCTCACCGTCTGCGCATAGCATGTATAAAGCGACAGCTGCGGCAAGCTCACTCTTTCCACACTTCTTAGGAATTTCGATGTAAGCGGTGGTGAACTGCCGGTAACCATCTGGCTTAAGGACGCCGAACAGGTCGCGGATGATCTGTTCCTGCCATCCCATCAGGTGAAAAGGCTTGTTATAGAAGTCGCCCTTGGTGTGGGAAAGCTGCTCGATAAACATCACGACAAGATCCGCTGCTGTTTTGTCGTAATGCGAGCTTTCTGCCATAAATTTTGTGGGCTTGTATCTTTCCAAGGTTATTCCTCCAGGACAAAAGAAAAAGACCGCCGGAGCGATCTTGTGTATAAAAAACAAGAACAGGAGCCTTATCGGCTCCAATCTTTCTTACGCTTCAATCGCCTGATCAAAGGCGTCGAGCTCCTCGTTTGTGTAAAGGTCCGTCCAGTCGGCATCATCAGGTTCCTTCATGTAGAGGATCCGCTCTTTGTCATCAAATCTCTTTGGGTCCGTCTTGATTGCGCAAGGGTGAAAGCCGTTCTGTTGGAAAAGATCATCTGCAGACTGTTTGTATTCTCTGCTTGCTTCTACTGGGATCGTAAGGATTGCTGATCTTCCGTAAAAGTCTCTTTTCAGGTTCTTCCAAAGGTAAGTGAATTCGTTTCTTTCTGCTCTTGTCATGGTATTTTCCTCCTGGGTTCTTCGTGTCTTTGCTTTTTGCATGTACATATATCACTCTAAACCCTTGGAATAGCAAGCTTTATCTGGGAATAAGATCATTCTATCTTTAGTTATATTGATGGATCAGGACCGCGTAGGCGAGCTGGCTTGTTTCATCTTCCGGCTCGATGTCCCAGCCCCGGTCATAGCGGAGCGTCGTTTTGCTTTCAACGCGGATCTCCATCTTGCTGATTTTTCCGCATTCGATGCCGTAGCCCGAAGGTTCATCATAGTGTTTTAGTTCGTATTCTACTGTTTTCCCTTCAATTTCAAGCGTTCCTTTTTCCCACATGGCGGCCTCCTTATGCAATCGTAAACTCAATTCCGTTCTTTGTTTCTGGCTCGTTTGTTCCGAAGTGGTGGTCATTTTCTCTTGTAACAGTTTTGAGGGCTCCCATCTTCCAGGCGTTTTCGCAGAGCCCATAGATTCCATCCATCAGGCCGGTGCTCTGGTCGGTGACTGTGATGGCGTCAATTCCGGCTTCCAGGAGCGTTTCCGCGAAATCTTTCATGTCCTTAGGCCAAGGCAGGTCTTCGACCTCGAAGCAGTCGGATCCGCGATAGTTCATGTTCTGGTAGGCCCAGTAGGCTTTCATCGCTCCGTCTGTGTAAGGAAATTTGTTTTCCTCTTCGAAGGCTTTCATCAGGGCGGTTCCTTCGTCGTATTTTTCTTCGTCGAAAAGTTTGCTGCGCTGCTTCTTAGCGGCTTCTTTCTTTTCCTGGTAGTCTCTTACTTCTTTGTACATGCTTTCAAAATATGCGTTTTTCATGGTCTTTCCTCCGTTGTTCTTTGCTTTTCTTTGCATGTACATATATCACTCTAAAGCCTTGAAATAGCAAGCTTTATGTGAGTTTTTCCACCTTTATTTTTCGCTACCTGTCAGGATGAAATGAACGTACTCTTTCCGGTGTTCTTCGATGTAAAGAACCAGATCGTAGTAGTCATAATCGAAGGCAATCCGCTGCACAGAGTTTGTGTCTAGCATGTTAGTTAAACCGCTTCGCTGGATTGCGAGAATTTCAGTTTTGATTTCTTCAGTCATGGCAAGTTCCTACTTTCCGTACGAGGTCTTCTCCAAAGATTACATTTAGGCCAGATCCATTATCCCAGTGGACCAGGATAGAGCCGGTGTCATCAACACCGTAGACGGTGCCAAGCGTTCCTTTGGGCGGCGCCTGGACATCATCCATTTTTATAAGCTCAACTCTCGTTCCGGCTGGATAGCCGGAGCGGAGAATCGATAAGGTTTCTTTTCCAATGATGCTCATGCGTTAACTTCCTCCTTTGCTTCTGGGGCATTTCTAAACGCGGAGTTTCCGGATAAATTCCGTAGAAGTATCTTCCTATCAAGTTTGTAATCCGGCCCGATAAATCCAAGACGCAGAAGGAAGCAGCGGAAGGCGTACTTTTCGTTGGTCACCTCAGAGGCTCTGCTGCTGACTCTAGACTGCTCCTTGCTGAGCTTGCAAAGTAGGGTAATGAAGTCGGTGTAGGCTTTGATTTCATCTGGCTCCGGCATTTTCTTAAACCATGGGAAGCTGACCCTGTCATCGTTTACGTCGATGCTAAGATCGTCAATTCCAAAGGACTTCTTGATGAGATTTCCTTTTGCTTTTAAAAAATTGGAAAGGTTGGTGACGTTTACCTCATCAATTGGAATTTCAATGGTCAGGCCGGTGTCTTCTTCAGTGTTTTCCGTCTCATCTGGAGCATCAGGTTCATCCGCGCCGCTGTCATCTACCGGGGTGAAATCTACTTTCTCAAGTTCCTTTGCGATGTAGTTCAGCTTTTCTTCGTCCTCGCAAGTAACCCCGCCGTCTTTATCGATGGTGACGTTTCCCACCTTGTATGCGCAGGTCGGCATGAACTGGTATTCCGAAGGCTCGCCTGTGATGCGGCAGATTTCTGTGACTAAATCTTTCCGTTCTTCTCCTGTTACCTTGTAGTTAAGTCTCATTTTCGTACCTCCTTGGTTTTGTTTCTTTTGGCAGGTACATACATCACTCTAAAGCGGTGAAATAGCAAGTGTTTTCAAGGAAAAGAAAGAGAAATCAGATGCTCTTCATCGGTTTCCTCTTTGCATAAAAAATAAGCGGTATGTTTCTGTATCCACATACCACCCATAGCGATCAATATACCTCTGACACCTATTGAAGACATCTGTCTGAAAGTCATGACTCAGTTCCCGGATTCCCGGCCCGGTGTTTTCTCTTCGATATTCTCCGAAGAATATTCTTGAAGCAAAATTATAAACAGAAGCAGCCACTTTCTCATCAGTATATTTACCCAGCTCCACACGCCGCCCATTGTAGCGGATTCTTGCTGTCCATTTATTATTGCCAGTACGCATAAAAACACCCTTGTAGCTGCTTGTACAAGGGATATTTGTCTTTCTCTTATTAAACGCATTCTGCTGTGTGGACGCATATCTGAGATTCTTTTTCCTGTTGTCCAGACCGTTGCCGTTAATGTGGTCTATGACTGATCCATCAGGTGCGTGCATAACTTCACGATGCATCTGAACCGTTCTTGGTTCTCCTCTTCTTTTGCTTCCTTTTCGTACGGCATAACCCACTCCTTCTGGATTGAATGCCCATTTTCGCCGAGTCAGACGTTCATAATCTTCATCATCGACAATGGCCTCTGCGCCTCGGGTAAGTTGGATTCTCTTCATCTGTCACCTTCCTTTGGCATCTCCGCCAGCGCTTCGTCCAGGGTCAGTTTCTTGCCGTCCCGGATCAGATAAATGTCAGAAGCATCTTGACCTGCGTCTTCCATGAACTTCTTGTAGCGCATCACCTCGACATCGATGAACTTCGGCTCGATCTCTATCCCATAGGCGATCCGGCCCAGTTCCTCACAAGCTACGATCGTCGTGCCGGATCCCATAAAAGCATCCAGGACGAGGCTGTTCGTCATCGTGCACTGGGAGATCAGATAGGCGATGAGCGGCACTGGTTTCGCGTCCGGATGGTTATAGCCTTCTTTCTTGCTGCTCTTGATTCGGGGAAATTCAAATACCGTGACCTGTTTTTGGTCTCCGTACCAGATATGCTTGCCCTTTTTCTTCCATCCCCAGATGATCGGCTCGTGGATGTATTTCCAGTCCGTCCTGGTGAGAACAAGCCGGTCCTTTTTCCAGACCAGACCGGCGCCTACCTTAAAGCCTGCATCTTCAAAGGCATCATGGAATATACGTGCTTTGGATGTCGCATAGAACTCATAGATCGAAGCATCGTCCGCCATGCTATCCCGCATGCAGGTAAAGGCCTTCATCAGGAACTCATAAGCATCCTTGTCATTCAGATCGTCATTAGTGACTTTGCCGGATGCGCTTTCCAGATTCACAAAATATGGAGCATCGGTACATACCAGATTCACCTTTTTGCCTTCAAGAAGAGATGTGTATGTATCAATCTTTGTGGAATCTCCGCAGATGACTCTGTGTTTTCCTAGATACCAGATGTCACCTGGCTTAGAAAAGCACGGTTTCTCGAGCTCTGCCTCTACATCGAAATCATCGTCTACTGCTTCTGTATCCACATCCATGAGTTTCGCGAGGTCTTTTTCATCAAAACCAAGAAGGGAAAGGTCGAAGGCGTTTTCCTGAAGATCAGACAGCTCAACAGAAAGTAGATCTTCATCCCAGCCAGCATTAAGAGACAGCTGGTTGTCTGCGATTATATATGCACGCTTCTGGGCGTCGGTCAGATATTCTTCCTTTACGCAAGGAACTTTCTTCAGCCCTAATTTCTGCGCAGCATAAAACCTTCCGTGCCCGCAAAGGATGGTGTTATCTTTTGAGATTACAATAGGGGACAGGAAGCCGAATTCTTTAATCGATGCAGCAATCTGTGCAATCTGTTTGTCAGAATGGGTTCTCGCATTTCTGGCGTAGGGGATCAGCTTATCGGTGTCTTCGAGATAGTACTGTGTTGTTTTCTCCATTACTTACCTCCGCGTCTTGCTCTAAGCAGCCGCTCCATCACGTCATCCTGAGGATTCGATCCATTGAATTCGGTCGAGCAGTTTTCTTTTACGATCTGAAAGATTTCATTCCAGAGCCTGTTGGCCTGATTCATGTAGTTAATCCCGATGTTGATGAAAGGTGATGGAATTGGCTTTCCCGTAGTCGGATGCTTGCTCAGATATCCAAGTTTTGAGGTGATCTTCTCACAGGCGATCCATCTGGCGGAGGCCATGGAGTATCGCTCAAGAAGCGCCGGAGACACCGCGCGGGCGACACCCAGGCCATCGAGCCAATCCCAGGTCTCTTTGTAGATCTCAGCAGCGGCAAACTCAGAGCCATCATGCTGAATATCCGAAAGAAATTCATGAGGCTTCGGCATTTCCGCGCCTTCAAGGTCCGGAATGTCCAGTACCTCAAGTGGCCTTCCTCCGGGATTTCCATTTTGGTATTTCTCCAGCGCAGCTTTTTTCTTTCGTCCGGCGCCGGGGCGTCTGCCTCCGCGACCGCCGGTATTATTCGATTTTGTAGGCATAATGTAGCTGCCTCCTTTTTCAATATTTTGATATTCCTAACAGTCTGCTGGGTTATTACCCTTAAGAAAACGCATGTTCTGCGCAGGTGAGGGGGCGCCGGTCTCCAGAGAGGCTCGCCGTAGAGATCTTTCCTCCCCCTGGGTCAGCGACTTCCTTTCCGTTTATGCATTTTCTCGTGGCAGGAGTGGCAGAGGCTCATCAGGTTATTTTCCTCGCTGCTCCCGCCCTCGGACAGCGGCACGATGTGATGCACCTCCTGCGCCTTCACGTACCTTCCTTCAAGAAGGCAGCGCTCGCAGAGTGGGTGCTTATGGATGTAGCGGTCCCGGATTCTCTTCCAGGGCCTGCCGTACCTCTTCCCGGTGGAGTAGCCGCGGGTGAACGTGTCGTAATGACGCTGCATCATCTTTTCATGCTCCTCGCAGTAGGTGCGTTCGGTCAGGCGAGGGCATCCTGGGTAGCGGCAGGGCCGCTTGGGTTTTCGTGGCATGGCTTCTCCTTTCGGGCAAAAGAAAACCTCGCAAGGGGATTTCCTTACGAGGCTGCTTTATCCTAACTTTCTACACTATC